AATTGGCCCACAGTAGGCAAGCACCAATGGAGTATCACATGGCGGGGAAAGCACTGAAAAAGCGGCTGCTGGCCGAGATTGCCGACCGGGGAGGCCCGGAATACGTCCGCGAGTACATCGCAAGCGGCGGCACGATCCTTGATCTGGCCAATGAGTTGGAGTGCAGCCGAACCTACCTGAGCCGTCACCTGAACGCGCAGGATGAGTACAGGGTCGTGATCGGCGAGGCCCGCGCAGAGCAGGCCGACGCGCTGGCGGAGGAGGCCCTGCAGATCGCGGACGGGCTGGCGGATGACGTCCGCACCAAGGAGCAGATCGCCATCGCCAAGGAGCGGATCGACGTCAGAAAGTGGCTGGCGACGGTGAACAACCCGGATCGGTATCAGCAGAACAAGAACGGCCCGACCGTCACGATCAACATCAACCAGTTGCATCTGGACGCCCTGAAGAAGCGGCGCGACGGCGACGACGCCAAGCTGGTCGGGGGCGTGACATATGACGACGGGGAGTGACAACGACAACGTCGCCGTGTTCCCGGCCCCCGATGTCCTGCGGACGCCCGACATGGCACTGCGCGCGGCGCTGGCCGACGGGCTGGACGCGGTGATGATTATCGGGGCAAATGCGGACGGCGACATGTGCTTCTATTCGAGCGGCAACGTGTCGAACAAGGATGCCCTGTGGATGGCCGAACACGCCAAGCTGCACGCGCTGGGCGTCAGGGAAGAGGGCGAGGAATGACCGACAACCCGTTTGACGACATGATCGCGCGGTACGGCACGACCGAGGACGGCCCCGGCCTGTTCGTGCGTGAAATCCTCGGCGCGACGCCAGAGGATTATCAGGATGACCTGCTGCGGGCTGTCGGGCGCGGGGAGCGCAAGATCAGCGTGCGATCCGGCCACGGCACGGGCAAGTCCACCAGCCTAAGCTGGTCGATGCTGTGGTTCGTGCTGTTCAGGTTTCCCTGCAAGGTGGTCGTCACGGCCCCGACGACGGCCCAGCTTTACGACGCCCTGTTCGCGGAACTGAAGCGGTGGATCAACGAATTGCCTGCGGCACTGAAGGTGCTGCTGGAGACGAAGACGGACAGGATCGAACTGATCGCCGCCGCGTCGGAGGCGTTCATTTCGGCCCGGACCAGCCGCGCCGAGCAGCCCGAAGCCTTGGCCGGGGTCCACAGCGACAACGTCCTGCTGGTGGTCGATGAGGCCAGCGGCGTGCCGGAACAGGTCTTCGAGGCGGCAAGCGGCAGCATGTCGGGCCACAGCGCCATCACGATCCTCGCAGGCAACCCGACGCGATCTACAGGCACGTTCTTTGAGACGCACACGCGCCTGTCCAGCCACTGGCTGACGCTGCACTGGTCCTGCATCGACAGCAAGCGCGTCAGCGAAGAGTTTGTGGATGAGATGGCCACGCGCTACGGCATCGACAGCAACGCCTACCGCATCCGCGTGCTGGGCGAGTTCCCGCTGGGCGACGACGACACGATCATCCCCCTCTATCTGGCCGAGGCCGCGAAGGGGCGCGACATCACCGTCAGCCCCACGGCCAAGCCCGTCTGGGGGCTGGACGTCGCGCGCTTCGGCAGCGACCGCACGGCGCTGGCCAAGCGGACGGGGCCAGTCGTCAGCGAGGTGGAGACGTGGAAGGGTCTGGACCTGATGCAGACCGTGGGGCGCGTGAAGGCCCAGTACGACGGCCTGCTGCCCTCGCAGAGGCCCAGCGAGATACTGGTGGACGTCATCGGTCTGGGCAGCGGCGTGCATGACCGCCTGCGCGAACTGGGCCTGCCCGTCCGGGCCGTGAACGTCAGCGAGGCCCCCGCGCTGGGGGCGACGTACAACAACCTGCGCACGGAACTGATCTTCCGTTTCCGGGGCTGGCTGGAGCAGCGGGGGAGCCGCATCCCCAGCGACGGGGAATTGATTGCCGAGATGACCAGCATCAGGTATTCTTTCGCCAGCACGGGCAAGATGAAGGCAGAATCCAAAGATGACATGCGCAGGCGCGGCCTGCGCAGCCCAGACAAGGCCGACGCCGTCTTCCTGACCTTTGCCGGGGAAGCCGCGACGTCACTGGGATCGCCATCGGCCAACTGGTCAAAGCCGATCCGCCGGAACTTGAAGGGGGTTGCTTAAAGGCCGTGGCGCATGGTGTAGCCGTGCGCCTTTTCCGCAAGGAGGCGGGCAAGCACAGCGTCGAAACGGCAGGCAAATGACCCTAAGTGAACGCGCACGCCGCCTATGCTTATCTGGGCTGTCCACGACAGCCCTTTCTGCCGCACGCCAGCGCAAGGCAAGCGGCTATCGCTGCGGCGCGCGGAGTTGCGCGAATTTTGGGCTGGGGTGCTGGCGCGCAGATTTTCGACGCGGTTATCGCCCCGCACCCCGTTGACGTGGTCCAGCGGAAACGCGGGCCAGTGCCCGTAGACCAAAGCCCAGACGACGCGGTGGGCGATAAGGCAGCGTTTACCGTCAGGCGTGGTTATGTTGACTTGGTGGTACCCATTCCCTGATGTGCTGTCGGCACGCCTGCCACTAAGCCGTGAGTTCCACCGACGGCACACAGTTTCTTTGGCCACGGGACCAGAGCCGAAAAAGTCATCTGGTGATCTTTCCCGCCAGTACAACGCACCTGTTGCGGGGTCGTAGTCCAGCAACTTGCGCAGCAGATCGACAGAGGGTAAGGTTTTTTCAGTCACGGCGGCACCTCGAATGCGGCTGTTGATCAAGAACGGCGCGGTGTTTGCAGCATCGCGTCGTTCTGCTATGGTAGGCCAAACGCTACGACGCGCGCAAGGAGGGCCACCTGATGGCGAACTATCTGGGTTTGATCGACATGCTGGACGGCGGCGGCGCGGGCCGCGCTGGCCAAACCTTCGAGGGAGGCCCCCTGTCCAATTTCCTGAACGACATCGGCGTCAGGCCGATGGGCTATCAGGATCGCCTATCCGCAGCGCGGCCAATGCCGCAGCCGGGGCCACGGCCTACCTACATGGCCCCGGCTGCGCCGCCCACCCCGGCACAGCCGCCTGCGGACCCCTACGGCCCCGGAGCCGTCACCACGACGTCGCTGGACCGAATGAGCGACGAGGAACTGGTCGCCATGGTCCGCGCCGCACTGGACAACAGATCGACCACCCCGCTGAACATGACGCCAGCCGAGAAAGCGACCTACCTCGCAGACTTGCAGGCGTTCTGGACGCGCGATCCACGCATCATGCAGTCGGCATCTGCGCTGGGCATCAACCCACGCGCCTACCTCGGCTACTGACACCACAGGATACTGACATCAATGGCCGACCAGTTTCAGTTCAGCGACCTGATCAACGCGCTGATCCAGCGCGAGAGCAAGGGCGACCCGATGGCCGTGTCCAAGAAGGGTGCCGTCGGGCTGATGCAGATCAAGCCGGAACACGCGCATGACCTGTACGGCGACAGCGCCCCGTCGGTGTTCGACGTGGCGCGCGGCTTGGGGTACGACGTCATCAACGAGACGCCAGAGACGGCCAAGTCGCTGCTGTTCGACCCCGAAATCAACATGGCCCTCGGCGACCCATACTTGCGCGATCTGATGCGGGCCTATGGGGGCAACATCGACAACGCCCTGACGGCCTACAACGCTGGCCCCATCGAAATGAACTCGGTGCTGGCGGCGGGAAAGGGGCCGCAAGACATGGGCCAGCAGGCCAGAGAGTACGCGGGCCACATCCGCAAGCTATACCGCGACGCGACGGGGATGGAACTGCCGCAGCAGATGGACCTCCTGCAACTTACACGCCCCCGGCCCCGCCCGATGGGCCTCTTGGACTGAGGATACACCAATGGGAATTTTGGATTTCTTCTCGTCCGAAGCGGGTCAGGATCGCCGTCGCTGGCTGGACAGCCAAGAGGCCGCGCTGGCCGAGGCCCTGCGCTACTACCTCGGCCCCACGGGCATCCCTGACCGCGTGGGCGCGGTCAATGAAATGCTGAACCCCGTCGTCGGCCTACAACGGTCGGCGGCGGCGACCAACCGCGCGCTGGACCCGTCGCTGGGTGGCGTGGATCGCGTCGCAGCGGGCGCAGACGCGGCCACAGAGGCCCTTGGCGCATTGCTGGGTGGTCAGGGCCTGCTATCTGCTGGACGCGCTGTGGCACCCACCGTAGAGCGCGGTTTGATGGACTTCGTCGCGGATGAGCGCGGGTCGGTCAACCTTGGTGGCCTGTACAACGCGCTGGGTCGCCTGCCCGATGAGGCACTAGACAACGCAACGCCGTTTCGCCGCACGGGGGCAGAGAATTTCGCCGAGCCGCGCAGGGGTGGCGGGAAGGCCAAAGACCTCGCGCTTTACACCGAGTTTTCTGGGCTGAAACAGGACAAGGTCGCACCCTACGACTGGGAGGTCACGGGACGACGGCTGTCAGGGCAGGACGAGGCATCTGTCAGCATGCGGCCAGAGGACATCGGGGCCAAGTTTGACGTGCTGTACGGCTACCCTGCGGACGCGACGCTGAACAACGTCATCATCGACAGCGTAAACGGCGTGACGTTGCCGCAGCCCATCTTGCAGCAGGCTGGCCACACATTCATCGACCGGGGTCGTCTGGGATTTGCGTCCGAGCCAGTCGCGATGGCATCGCGGAACAAGGCATGGCGCGAGGCGCAGCGCGAGGGGCTTCGCGTCGGCGTCACGCCCATGGTCATGGGACCGAAGGGCGGGGATTTCAGCCAGCACCTTGGCCAGACGCAGGCGCAGCTTATCGCTGGGTCAGCCGACGTCGTGGACCCCACGTTCATGCCGAAACTGGCCTCGCTGGAGCAGAGCGGGCTGACGGGTCTTTTGGACCCCCGCCTGCCTGCGTTTCTTGAGACGGTGAAGGGTGGAGAACGAGCCAAGTTCGTGAAGGCGCTGGACACCAACCCGGCCATGAAGGCCAACATCCCCAGCGTCGCCGCAACGCGCTGGGCGACGATGGACCCGAACCTTGTCGGGGCAGACCTTTTGAGCAGCGGCTACCGCCTGTTTGAGCCTGCACCCAGCGACGCGATCCGCCGCCACGGGGGCGAAATCCATTCGACGTATACCGCTGCGGTGAACAAAGTCGGGCCGAGCATGACGATGGGCGACCCGCGACCGTGGTATCTTATGTTCCCCGATCTTGCGCTGCCGCGCATGGAAGCGGCGACCAAGAAGGGCGCAAACATGCCGCGCATGGAAGCCCTGCCGAAGGATTTGCGCGGCTTTCAGATGAACCCGCGTTTGCGGCAAGACATCGACCCTGAGTGGGTGGACGTCAACTCGCGGTATGATGAGATTTTGGCGTCTCAAGGCAAGGAAGCCGCCAATCTGTACGCGCTTGACGCCCTGCTGGCGCGCGGGACAAGAAGGAGCCGTTGACATGCCACTGAAAAAGGGGTCGTCCCAGAAAGTCATTTCTGGTAACATCCGCGCCGAGATGAAGGCGGGCAAGCCTCAGAAGCAGGCCATTGCCATTGCCCTGTCCAAGGCGGGCAAGGCCAAGAAGGGCAAAAAATGATCGCGGACTATGCTGAACTACAAGCGGCCATCGCGGATTTCCTGATCCGCGACGACCTGACGGCGGCGATCCCGACGTTCATTCGCCTGTGCGAGGCCCGGATCGACCGTGACCTGACGCACTGGCGGCAGGAGCGGCGCAGCACGGCCCTGCTTGATGCCCAGTACAGCACGATACCGACCGATTTCCTGCGCCCGATCCGGCTTCAGTTGCTGGACACGCAGACGGGCGAGATCGCCCCGATCAGCACGGCGCAGATGCTGCAGATGCGTCAGGATCGCAATGACCGCGTCGGTCGGCCCCAGTATTACGCCCTGACGGGCGGCGCGCTGGAACTGTTCCCGACGCCCGACGACACCTATGACGCCTCGCTGGTCTACTATGGCCGCGTCCCGGCGCTGTCGGCCACCAACACGACGAACTGGCTGCTGACGGAGGCACCGGACGTCTACCTCTATGGGGCGCTGCTGCATTCGGCCCCTTACCTCAAAGACGACGCCCGACTGGGCGTTTGGGAGAGCATGTTCAAGCTGGGGCTGGACACGCTGAACACCAGTTCCGATGCGGCCAAATACGGCGGCGCGGGCCTGCGAATGAAAACCAGACGGGGTGCACCATGAGCCTTTCCGACACATACGAGACGACGACGCTGAACTGGCTGTTCACGTCGGGTGCGGTGACGCGACCGACGACGTGGTTCATCGCCCTGTACACCGTCGCGCCGACCGACAGCACCGCCGGGACCGAGGTCACGGGCGGCAGCTACGCGCGGCAAGCCGTGACCATGACCGTCACGGGCGACACGGCATCGAACAGCGCCACGGTCGAGTGGCCAGAGGCCACGGCGTCGTGGGGGACCGTCGTCGCGGCGGCTGTCATGACGGCGTCCACGGGCGGCACGATCATTGCCTATGGGGCGCTGACGGCCAGCAAGGACATCAGCAGCGGCGACGTGTTCCGCTTCCCGGCGGGCGCGTTTGACGTCACGCTGAACTGAGGGTGACGACATGGTGATGGTCGCCAACCGCGCGAAGATGACGACGGCCACGACCGGGACCGGGACGATCACGCTTGGCGCGGCGTCAACTGGTTTTCAATCCTTCGCGGCGGCTGGCGTTGCCAATGGCGAACCTGTGCGGTACGTCATTGAAGACGGCACGGCGTGGGAGATTGGGGTCGGGGTCTATACGTCGTCAGGCACGACGCTGACGCGCACGCTGATCCAGTCCAGCACGGGGTCGCTGCTGAACCTGTCGGGCGCGGCGCTGGTCTTCATCAGCCCCATCGCAGATGATTTCTCAGGCCCGGAATACTGGGCGCGACTGGGTGCCAACTACACCCTGACCAGCACGACGGCCACGCAAAAGCTGTTCAACACGACCACCAACGGATCGATCCAGCTTGCGGTCGGGGTCTATGAGTACAGCCTGCTGGCGCAAATGAGCGGCATGGGGGCGACTAGTGGAAACCTCGGCATCAACCTCCTTGGCGCTGGCACTGCCGCCATTGGGTCAACCAGCCTAAGCTACGTCATAGGGCAGGACGGCGGGACAACGGGCGCATCCACTAACACCAGCGCCACGCCGTTTAGCGGAAGCACCTCGTTAAACCCTGTCGTAGTTGCGACCGCAGCCAGCACTTGTGTGGTATCAGCGCGCGGCCTTATCACCGTCACGACGGCGGGAAAGATTATTCCATCCGTCGCCCTTGGTACTGCGGTGGCGGCTGTTGTTTTGGCGGGGGCGTACATGACGATCAAGCAGCGGTCTGCGCTGTCTGGCGACACATTCAATGGGGCGTGGACATGACAGTCGAACCTATCGTCAAGGCCAAGGTTGAGGGCGGCGTCGTAATGGAGGCGTTTCTTGTCTGGGACATTCCGGCGCATCTGGAACACTGGATCACGGCACCGACCGACGTCGGCCCCGGCTGGCTTTACGACGGCCAGACGTTCAGCCCCCCGCTTGGGGGGTAAGCACTTATGCTAGGTCTTTACCCCCTTGCATCTGCGCCGCTGGCCGATGACGGGGCCGGGGCTGTCAATGCGGTCGATGGGGCGCTGGCTGCATCGATCAGCACCAGCACGACCGCAAGCGCCCAGCGCCTGATCAGCGCAGCCTGCGCGGACACGATCAGCACCACGACGGCATCCAGCGGCCAACGCATCCGGCAGGGCGGCGTGGCCGCGACGGCCACGGCGACGACATCGGCGACGCCCCAGACGGTTGCCAGCGGGGCGGCGGCGATCAGCGTTACAGCCAGCACGGCGGCGACCGCGACGGGCGTGCAGGCCGCTGCGATGGTCGCCAGCGTCACGGCCACGACGCAGGCCCACGCCGTCACGATCATTGCGGGTGGCGCACTAGCCTCCATTTCGTGTACATTGACGGCGACGGGGCGCGTGCTTTGGGAGCCTGCGACGCCGACGACAGAGGCGTGGACGGCCCAGACCGCCACAAATGAGACTTGGACGCCTGCCACGCCCACATCCGAGGGCTGGGTAGCAGCCTGATGGAGCATGGCGCATGGCCGATACGACGACCACAAATTACGGCCTGACCAAGCCCGAAGTCGGTGCCAGCGCCGACACATGGGGCGGCAAGATCAACACCGACATGGACGCCATCGACGCCCTGCTGGGTGGCACGGGCGCGCAGAAGGCCAAGCCGAACCTGTCGGGTGGCCTGTGGAAGATCGACGGCACGGCGGTGACGCCCACGGCAGCAGAATTGAACTACGTCGGCGGCGTCACGTCGGCGATCCAGACCCAACTGAACGCCAAGCAGGACCTTGATGCCACGCTGACCGCCATGGCGGGCGTGACGACGGCGGCAGACACGTTGCTGTACTTCACGGGCGTGGACACTGCGGCATCCGCCAGCATCACGGCCTACGGGCGCAGCCTGATCGATGACGCCGACGCCGCGACGGCCCGCACGACGCTGGGCCTCGGCACGATGGCCACGCAGGCCGCGTCCGCTGTCGCCATCACTGGCGGCACCATTGCTGCCGCTACCCTCACGGGAGATATTGCAGCCGCGCGCATGACCACGGCCCTGAATGCCGCCGGATCGGCACCGATCTTTGCTTGCCGCGCTTGGGGGACATGCGACGCCAGCGGAAACTTTGTGTCAGGCGGAAACGTGGCTTCGATTAGCGGGCTGAACCCTACCACCGTGACGTTTACCACTGCGATGCAAGACGCGGACTATACCGTCGTCGTCTCTGGCTATGGCGCGGAAAGCAACACCCGCTACCCGCACATCCGAAGCAAATCCACCACGGGCTTTACCATGGCCAACGGCGGCGGCGTCGGCGGCGGCATGTGGTTTGCGGTGTTTCGGTAACTGAAACGGGGGATGCGATAAATGACGCCTGAGATGATCTGGAGCGCCGTTCTGACCGCCGCGCTGGGGCTGGTTGGCTGGGCGATGAAGTTCTTCGCAGATGAGGTTCAGCGGCTGCAGGTTTTGCTGAACCGCACCCGCGAGGAACTGGCCAAGGAGTACGTCACGAAGGCGGAGGTGCATGGGGACATCAACCGTGTTATTCTCCGCATTGAGGCGCTGGACGCCAAGATGGATCGCCTGCTTGATCGATTGGTCGAGCGAACGAAAATGTGATGAGGCGCGGGAATGCAGGAGAAACTGCTTTGGGCTGCTGCACTGGCCGTCATTGTGGCGGTCTTTGTTTTGAGCGGTGACGGCTTCTACCGCTACCCATGCCAAGACCCCCTGAACTGGACCGAGGCGTCCTGCCAGCCGCCGATCTGCACGGCGAACAAGACTTGCCCGCACGATCTGATGGGAGAGATGAATGTCGCGGAATGACCCCAACGTCATGGAAGCCAAGCTGCGGTACTTCATCGGGGTATCGCTGACCGTCATCCTTGGCGGGACGATCTTTTTCATCCTCTATTCGCTGGTCTTTGTGACCCAGCCGCTGGGCGCGACAAGCGAAAACGACCGCAAGTTCTTTGAACTGCTGACGCCCATCGCGTCCTTTCTGGTCGGCGTGCTGTCTGGCGTGATGGCCGCAGGCAACAAAGAAGACCGCAGCGCACCCAAGGGGGATGACGAATGATCGGAAAACTGATCGGCCTGTTCGTGGGCCGCAAGGTCAAGGAGAAGGTCGTGGACAGCGTGCTGGATCGCATCGACCTGCCCGACCCCGTCGAGGCGGCGATCAAGACCGCAGCCACGGGCAACATCGATGACTTCCTGACCGGGGCCGCAGAGGGCCTGAAGGGGCTGAAAAAGTGACTGTCCTGACCCAAGCCCAACTGTCGGCCATGCTGCCGTCCAACCGCGACGCGGGCGAGTGGCTTGAGGCCCTGAACAGCCTGCTGCCCAAGTACGACATCAACACCCCGCAGCGGATCGCGGGCTTTGTCGCCCAATGCGCCCATGAGAGCCTTGATTTCAAGCTGCTGGAAGAGAACCTGAACTACCGCGCAGAGACGCTGCTGCGCGTCTTCCCGCGCTATTTCGGCCCCGGCAAGGCCGACGCGACTGAGTACGCGCACAAGCCCGAAAAGATCGCCAACTACGTCTACATGGACAAGCACCGCAGCGCCGCCGGGGCGCTGGGCAATGTGCATGAGGGCGACGGCTGGCTGTTCCGGGGCAAGGGCCTGAAGCAGGTCACGGGCCGCGCCAACCACGCGGCGTTTGGCAAGCTGATCGGGATGACGGCAGAGCAGGTCGCTGACTACCTGCTGACCAAGGAGGGCGCACTGAAGTCGGCCCTGTGGTTCTGGGACAGCCGCAAGCTGAACACCATGGCTGACATCGGGGACATCGTCCACCTGACCAAGGTCATCAATGGTGGCGACATCGGGCTGGACGACCGCCGGGACCGCTACAACCGCGCGCTGGCGATCCTGTCCATGCCGCCCGGATCGGTCGTCGTCAACGAGTTGCCCACCCCCGCGCCTGAGACGCTGCGCCGGGGGGCCAAGGGCGATGCCGTGCTGCGCCTGCAAAAGCGCCTCGGCATGGTGCCTGACGGCAGCTTTGGGCCATCCACTGAGAGCGCCGTCAAACGCTGGCAGCAGGCCAACGGGCTGACGGTAGACGGGGTCGCGGGGCCGAAGACGCTGGCCACACTGTTCGCCTGACAAGGCACTGGCGAAAGGATACGACATGCCCCTGATCCCGCTTCAACTGCCCCCCGGCGTATACCGCAACGGGACCGACCTGCAGGCCGCAAACCGCTGGCGGGATGCGTCGCTGGTGCGCTGGACTGACGGCACCATGCAGCCTGTCGGCGGGTGGCTGACGCGCGCCACGATGACGGATCAGCCCCTGCGCGGGGCCATGGCGTGGCGCGATCTGAGCGGCGACCGCTGGTTCGCTGCGGGCAGCTTTGAGGGCCTGTTCGTCGGATCGGCCAGCAACACCATCACCGACATCACGCCCGTCGATCTGGTCGTCGGCAACGCCGACGCGGCGGTCAACACGGGCTTTGGTGGCGGCTTCTACGGCACCGCAGCCTACGGCATCGCGCGGCCCGACACAGGCACGCCCCTGCCGCCCACGACATGGTCGCTGGACAATTTCGGCCAGAACCTTGTCGCGTGCAGCGACAAGGATGGGCGGCTGCTGGAGTGGACGCTGAACACGGCCAACAACGCCGCAGCGATCACCAACGCCCCCATTGACTGCGCGGCCCTTGTCGTCACCGAGGAGCGGTTTCTGTTCGCGCTGGGCGCGGGCGGCAACTACCGCAAGGTCCAGTGGTGCGACCGGGAGGCCAACACCGTGTGGACGCCCTCGGCCACCAATGAGGCGGGCGACATCGAATTGCAGACGTCGGGCCAGATCATGCTGGGCATCGGCACACGCGGCCAGACCCTGATCCTGACTGATCAGGACGCGCACGCGGCCACCTACCAAGGCCCGCCCTTCGTCTACGGCTTCGAGCGCGTCGGCGCGGCCTGCGGGGCTATTTCGCGCCTCTGCGCGGCGTCGGTCGATGCTGGGGTGTTCTGGATGGGCCAGCGCGGTTTCTTCACGTACGCGGGCGGGGCCGTCCAGTCGGTCCCCAGCGAAGTCGCGGACTACGTCTTCAGCGACATCAACACGACCCAGCAGGCCAAAGTCGCGGCTGTGTCCAACGCCAAGTTTTCGGAAATCTGGTGGTTCTACCCGTCCAGCGGAAGCATCGAAAACGACAGATATGTCGTTTTTAACTACAAGGAAAACCACTGGGGGATCGGGGCCATGGCCCGGACCAGCGGCGTCGATGCGGGCGTGTTCAGCACGCCGATCTGGATGACGCCCGCAGGCTTGGCGGTGAACCATGAGATCGGCAACCAGACCAGCGGCGGGGCCGTGTACGCGGAGAGCGGCCCGATCCAGATCGGGACCGGGGACGCGACCATGTCTGTGGTCGAACTGATCCCCGATGAGCGCACGCAGGGGCAGGCGACCGTCACCTTCAAGACGCGCTTCTACCCCAACGACACCGAGCGATCCTATGGGCCTTACAGCATGGCCAACCCGACCAACACCCGCTTCACGGGGCGGCAGATCGCCATGCGCGTGACGGGCGCTGACAACACCGACTGGCGGTGGGGCGTGCCGCGCATCGACGCCCGACCGGGGAGCGCGCGATGAGGCAGGGCATTCCGCCAGTCGGGCGCGACGTCAGCCTGTGGGCCAACGACATGCGGCGCTGGCTGTCCCGCGCGATGGACAGCCTGACGTTCAAGGTGGCGGGCGCGGGCGCGCCTGCCGATCAGGATGGCGTCATGCTGTGGGATGCGGCGGGCGGCTATCCCGTCGTGTCCAAGGGCGGCGAGTGGCGGCAGATCGTTCTGGCGGATGGCTACGCCATGCTGGGCATCGCGTCGTCTGTCACGGCGGCAGCGGCCAACACGGCCTATTCGCTGACGTGGGACAGCCCCCCGTCCACCATCGGGGGCCTGACGGTGAGCGGCAGCGAGGTCACATTCAATGAGGGCGGCGAGTACATCGTCACTTTTACGGCGCAGATCAAATCCAGTTCCGCCAGCACGGTGACGTTCTGGTTCTGGCCGCGCGTCAACGGCGCGGACGTCCCCGGCAGCACCATGAAGGCATCGCTGCACGTCAACAACGCGACCACGGTGGTCGCGCGATCCGCCCTGTTCACTTTCAGTGCGGGCGACAAGCTGATCGCCCGCTGGGCAACAGACAGCACCAACGGGTCGCTGTCGGCAGAGGCCGCGACGGCGTTTGCCCCGGCCACGCCCGCCGCCACCATGACGATATCGCGGGTGGCCGCATGACGGAACTGGAGCGGTGCCGACCGTGGATTGAGGCCGCGCTGGCCTACAGCGGCGACACGCACACCTTTCAGGATGTCGCGGATGGTATCGCGTCTGGCCACATGCAGTTGTGGGCAGGCCCTATGGGCTGTGCAGTCACGCAAATTGTGGTATACCCACGGAAGAAGGCCCTCCACATTTTCTTGGCGGGCGGCAAGATGGATCAACTGTTCGACATGACCGACAGCGCGATGGCGTGGGGCCGAGAACAAGGGTGCAGCGCCATGACGCTGGCGGGCCGGATCGGCTGGCAGCGGGCGCTGAAAGCCAAGGGATGGGAAACGACGATGGTCGTGATGGAAAAGGGCATCTGATATGAGCGGCGGCAAGCAGACGTCAGAGACAAAAATCCCCGAATGGCTGAGTGCCGCCGCGCAGCAGGGCCTTGGCCGTGCAAACAGCGTCGCCTCCATCGGGTACACCCCCTACTACGGCCCGGACGTGGCCGCGATGACGCCGATGCAGGACGCGGCGATGTCGAACATCAACACGGGCGCGTCGGCCTTCGGAATGGCCGCGCCGACGTCGTCGGGCATGCCGGAAGCGCAGACCTTCGCGGGCGGCGTGCGGGGCTACAGTTCCGCGCCGATGTACGAGGCGGCGGTGGCCGAACTGAAGGCCCGCTATCCGGGGGCGTACAACGCCATCATGGGCCAGTTCTCGGACCCGATGACGGGCGCGATGCCGACGTGGATGCAGCCCCCGGCAGCAGCGCAGCCCGTCGCCCCGGCAGCGATGCCGATGTCGAGCCGATCTGACCGCAGCGCGGCTGAGATCGCGGCGCTGGCACCGTCGCGGGGCGGCGGCACAAGCAGCATCACCAACTGGGCGTCGTCGCGCCTGCCGGGGGGCGTGCATGATCGCAACTTGACCAGCCCGATCAACCAAGCGATTGCGCGGGCCACGCAGGCTGCGCCCCGCGCGCCGACGCAGGCAGATCGGCCAATCAGCCGATCCAGCGCCAGCGCGGCGACCAAAAGCACTTTCCGGGGAGGCCGATAATGTCTGGCGCAGGCAATCCGCAGAACGTGACCGTCCCGACCGCGCAGCCGGGGCAGAACGTCTTCAACCAGTCGGCCAACGCCTACACGGGCGCACTGCAAGGGACGCAGGGCGTCATGCAGGGCGGGCCGAACATTGGTGCGTTTGCAAACCCCTTCACGCAGGGCGTCGTCAACACGTCCATGGATGCGCTGAACCGGGCGCGGCAGATGACGATGAACGACATCGGCGCGCAGGCGACGCAGGCTGGCGCATACGGCGGGTCGCGGCACGGCGTCGCCGAGGCCGAGAGCAACCGCAACTTCTATGACGCGGCAGGCCAGACGGCGGCGAACCTGTACAACACGGGCTTCAACACCGCGCTGGGGGCGGCGCAGAACCAGCAGAACCTGCAGCTTCAGGCGGCTGGTCAGTTGGGCAACCTGTCCAACCTCGGCTTCGGCTATGGCACGCAGCTTGCGGGCCAGCAGGCGCAGATGGGTGGCCAGCAGCAGCAGATGCTGCAGGCCCTTATCGATGCAGCCAAAGGCCAGTACGGCGGCTTTACGGGCGCACCCAACGCGGGCCTGTCGTCCGTTCTGGGCGCACTGGGCGCGATGCCGGGGGGCCAAGGCACGACGACAAACACAGAGAAAAAAGGGCTGTTCGACTACCTCACGGCGGGCGCGACGGCACTGGCTGGGTTTAAGTAAAATGGCCATCAGCACGGCAGCGCAGACGGCACTGGATCGCCTCACGCAGTCGTGGGGCCAACCCCTATCTGTGACCAGCGGCTTCCGCGATCCGGCCTACAATGCCAGCGTCGGCGGCGCGCGGAACAGCCAGCACACGCACGGCAACGCCTTCGACATCAGCGTCGCGGGCATGTCGCCAGAGCAGCGTCTGGCGCTGGCCACGGCGGCGCGCAATGCGGGCTTTCAGGGCTTCGGCTTCTACGACGACAGCCTGCACTTTGACGTCGGCGCACCGCGCGCGTGGGGGCCATCCTACAGCCGGGACAGCCTGCCGGGGTGGGCTGCAGATTGGGTCGGGCAGAACGTCGGCGGCGGCACGGGCGGCGGCAACATCACGATGAGTACAAGCGGGGGTGGGGCTATGGGCCTTCTCGATATGCAAGATGAACCGCAGACCTTTGGCCAGCGCCTCAAGGCGGGCCTGAAGGACGGGCGCGCGTTGGACGCCATCGCGCTGGCCGCGAACAGCCTGCGCATGAACCCGGATCAGGGCATCGCCCAGATGATCGGCGCGCGGCAGCAGCAGCGGCAGGACGCGCAGGTCGCCAACCGCACGGCCCAATGGCTGGCATCCAAGGGGCGCACCGATCTGGCCGAGGCGCTGATGACCGGGGCGCTGGACGCCAAGGCGGCTGTCGGCCTCGCCATGCAGAAGCCCGACGCGGTTAACGGCGTCGAGGTCGGCGGCAAGTTGGTCGATCCACGGACGGGCAAGGTCATCTACGATCCGACCAACGGCGCGGCCCCGCTGCTGACCAGCGACCAGTTGTCTGGCCTGACCGCGTTGCAAGACGACGCGACTAAGGCCACGAAGGAACTGGCTCTGATGCAGGATGCGTACACCAACATCGAAACATTCTACACCAACCCCGGATCGGTCAGCGACAAGTCGCTGGTCGTCGCCTACGCCAAAATCCTTGACCCGACGTCGGTCGTCCACGAGGGCGAAAGCGCGGCCATCGCCAACGCCGGGAGCCTGTCGGCGGGCATGCGGTCAACGCTGATCAACACCCTGCAAGGCGGCGGCAACCTGCCGCCCGAAGTCAGGAATGAAATTGCGCGCCTGTCGCAGCAGATGGTGGTCACCAAGTTGCCCGCCGCGCAGCAGGCAGTCGAGGGCCTGAAGCGGACGGCACAGGCCGCTGGCCTGCCCACCGATCTGGTGTTCTTTGGTAACCTCAGCGCCCCGGCTTTGCCGCCGATGAACAACCCGCCCCCGCGCCCCGGCGGCGGGACAGTCCAGCCGCCGACGTCGTTTGTCCCCGCCCCGTGAGGTGATCGCATGGAAAAGATCGAACTGAAAAACTCGCAGGGCAAGGTCATCGGCACGGTGGATCGCGCCGAGTGGGAAAGCTACACGCAAGAGCACCGCGACGCCTTTATGGCCACGTTTGAGCCGCAGCCTGAGCAGGCCACGGCCCCGACAGAGCGCCTGCGCGCTGCCATCGGGCAGGGCGCGATGCTGGGCTTTGGTGATGAGGCGATGGCCGCACTGCGCGCCCCCTTTGGCGAAGGCACGCTGTCGGAGAATTACGACACGGCCCTGACCGATGAGCGGGCCAGACTGGCCGCGTACCGGGAGGCGTATCCCGCCAGTTCGCTGGGCTATGAGATGCTGGGCGCTGCGGCCCCGGTGCTGCTGTCTGGTGGCGCTGCCGCCCCCGTGGCGGGTGGCCGCATGGCTGCGGCCCTCGCGGGCGGCGTGCGCGGGGCCATCGGCGGTGCCAAGGCAGGCATGGCCTACGGCTTTGGCAGCGGCGAGGGTGGCGTCGTCAACCGCGCAGCCAACGCGGGCGTGCAGGGCCTGTTTGGCGCTGGCCTTGGCGGTATGCTGGGGGCAGTCGGGGGCGCGGCCAGCCGCTCTCTGGACGGGCTGATTAACTGGGTCAGGAACAAGTCTGGCGACCGCATGGCGGGCGCTGTGTCCAACGCTGTGCAGCAACTAGCCGAGCGCGGCGGGCTGACGCCGGATGAGGTCATTGACGGCGTCCGCAACGGCACCCTGATGGCTGAGAACAAGACGCTGGATACCATGATCCGCCGCTTCTATGCGGAGGGTGGCCCCGCCGGGGCCGAAATCAAGACGACGCTGTCGGCCCGCCCCGGCGAGACGCGCGCCGCCGCGATGGAACAGGGGCAGGCCGCGCTTGGCAGTCCCGGCAACCCGCTGGCCAACCGCCGCGTCAGCGAACAGGCCACCGAGGAGGCCGAAGACATCGTCTATGAGCAGGCGTTCCGCCCCGGCGGCGTCGAGGCCATGGCACCCGATAACCTTGTCGCCGCGATGGCAGACATCGCTGGCCGCGCACCCAACGCCCTGAAGGCGGCGGCAGATGTGGCGCGCGTCAAGTACGGCATCACGCCGTTCTTCACCGAGGCCGCAGACGGCACGATCCAGTTTGGTCGCGCGCCGACGCTGCGCGAGGCGGAACTGACCTACCGCAGCCTGCGCGACATGGCAGACAAAGCCTATGCCGACAAGGCCGGGACGCTGGGCGGCGCGCTAAAAGACCTTGGCGAGGGCTTCAAGGGTCGCCTTGATGTCGCATCGCCGCCGCTGGCAGCAGCGCGGGCCGAGGCGAAAGTCGTCCGCGACGCCCGCGACGCTTTCAAGGCAGGCACCGAGGCGTTCCGCAAGTCGCCCGATGAACTGGCTTTGCTGATGGATGACATCACGGCACTCGGCCCGGACGCCGTCGCGGCGTTCCGCGAGGGCATGCTGACGTCGCTGCGCGCCGGGATGTCGAAACCCAGCGCCGCGCCGGGGATGATGCGGTCGCTGTCGGATGAGACCACTGGCCCCGGCACGGCCCTGCGGCTGGCCCTGCCGCCGGGGACGGCAGACGACGTGACGCGCGCCCTTGATGTCGCAGCCAGCGCCCAAAAGGCCAAGTCTACCATCATCGACAACAGCGTGACGTCGCAGACGATGCTGGCCCCGTCCATCGATGCCGCGCCGCTGAACATGGCCGAGGAGGCTGTGAACGCCGGGAGCGATCTGATGGCGTGGGCGCGCATGCTGATGCGGATCGCCGGATCGGCGCAGCCGAAGCTGACCGATGCGCAGCGCCTTGAGGTCGCCCGCATTGTACTCTCTAAAGACCCCGCCCTTGTGGAGCGGGCGCTGAAGGACAGTTCAATGGTCGGGCAACTGCAGCAGGCAACCATTGAGGCCATCGACCGCGTCACGGCAGGCGCGACGCGCGCCGCACCATCCGCCACGTCGGGCATCCCCCGCATCACCATCAGCAAATAAGCGAGGCCGACATGGCAAAGCGACCCACCTACGGCCCGGATGTCGAACTGGCAGATGAAGATGAAATGAACATGGTCATGTCGGACATCGACACATCGACCGATGAAGATGAGGCCGACACGTCTGAGCCGTTCAGCCCGATGGATGAAGACGCCATTGAGGCCATCGTCAGCCAAGCGGTGGACGATGCCATCGCATTCATCGCGGATGAGATCGCCGACAAGCGCATCAAGGCGCAGGAGTACTTTGAGGGCGAGGTGGACATCGGCGCGGAAGAGGGCCGCAGCAGCGTCGTGGCCACCAAGTGCCGCGACACGGTGCGCGCCGTGAAGCCGTCGATCCAGCGCGTCTTCATGACATCAGATCGCCCCGTGGAGTTCGTCCCCAGCGGCCCGGAAGACGTCGCCAGCATGGAACAGGCCAGCCTGTACGCTGCCGCCAAGTTCCGCCAGCACAACGGCTTTCAAATCCTGCGCGATGTGACGCACGACGCGCTGGTCAAGAAGGCGGGCTTCACCAAGGCGTACTGGGCCGAGTACGACAACCCCAAGGTCTACGACTTCACCGATCTGGACGACGCCCAGTATCAGGCCGTGGTCAGCAGCCCCGGCGTCGAGATCATGCGCGAGAGCGCACGCCCGGACGATGACACCATCGCGGCCCTGCAGCAGCAGGTCGCAGCCGCGCAGCAGATGGCCGCGCAGGCCGCAGCCGCTGGCCAGCCCATCGACCCGTCGCAGCTACCGCAGATGCCCGATCCGCTGCCCCAGTTGCACGACGTCCGCATCATGCGCCGCAATCCGGCAGGCAAGCTGTGCATCGACACGGTCCCGCCCGAAGAGTTCTTCATCGACCGCAACGCGCGGTCTGATGCCGAATACTACGTCGTCGGCCACCGCACTGACATGCGCGCGGCTGACGTCATCGCCTTGGGCATCGATGAGGACAAGGTACTGGAACTGGACGTCGCCGGATCGCCCGACATGCGCGATCAGGAAGAGGAAGAGTACCGCCGCTATCCCATCAACCGCGATGAGGATGCGAACGCGCTGGACCCCGCCATGAAGCTGGTGACGATCACCGAGGCGTACATGCGGATCGATGCGGACGGCACGGGCGTGCCGATCCTGCACAAGTTCCTGCTGGGCGGATCGGCCAACCGCCTGCTGATGTACGAGCCTGTGGACGACCACCCCTTCGCGGGCTGGCATGTCGATCCTGAACCGCACACGTACTTCGGGCGCAGCCTTGTCGAAATCATTGAGCAGGATCAGGACGCCGCGACGGCGATCCTGCGCGGCATCTTGGACAACGTCCAGATGACCAACCAGCCCCGCGCCGAGGCGGTCGAGGGGCAGGTCAACATGGACGACCTGCTGAACAACGAGATCGGCGGCGTCGTCCGCGTCCGCGCGCCGGGGATGCTGCGCGATCTGACCGTGCCGTTTGTCGCGGGCCAGACGCTGCCCGCCCTGCAGTACGTTGACCAGATGGTCGAGGTGAAGACGGGCGTCACGCGCGCCAGCATGGGGTTGGACCCCGACGCCATGCAGTCCACCACCCGCGCAGCCGTGACGGCCACCGTCAGCGCCGCTGCGGGGCAGGTCGAGGTCATGGTGGCCAACCTCGCCTACACGGGCATGCGTCGCCTGTTCGTCCAAATCCTGCGCCTGATGGCTAAGCACAGCGCCAAGGCCGAGATGCTGCGGATCAACGGCACCTACGTGCCGATGGACCCCCGCGTCTGGGATGCGGAACTGGACGCGACCGTCAACGTCGGCCTTGGCACTGGCCGCGAGGAACAGAAGACCGCCGCGCTGGGGCAGACCCTGCAAATCCAGTTGCAGGCGATCCAAGCCTACGGCCCCGCCAACCCGCTGGCGGGCATCGCACAGCTTCGCAACACGCTAGCCGACATCCTGTCGCTGAACGGCGTGTCAAACGTGGATCGGTACTACCTGCCGATCCAGCCGCCGCAGGCGCAGCAACAGCAGCCGGGGCAGCAGCCGCCGCCGCAGGGCGATCCCGCGCAGGCCATGGTCGCCGCCGAGCAGATCAAGGCGCAGGCCAAGCTGGCCAGCGACGCGCAGCGCATCCAGATGGAGTGGGCGAAGGCCCAGATGCAGGACGACCGGGAGCGCGACCGCATGCTGCAGGACATGGAGATCGCCATGGCCCAGATCGCCGCCAAGTACGGCGTCGCCGTGGACACCGCCCGGATCAAGGCCGAGCAGCAGATGAACGGGCAGGCCATGCAGATCGCCGCGCAGCCGCCGCAGGCCCCCGGTAACGGGGGCATGGTGTGATGGACAAGGTGCAGCGCGCGGCACGCGCCAAGAC